AGAACTAACACCAAGTTTTACTCCGCTTTCAAGCATAGTACGAACTAAGTTACCCATCGGCGTAGGTAAAATTTTCATCTTACCATAACCATTGGGACCCTCCATCCACATTTGAGTGATCATATGGGATACACGGTCCAAATTCACTTTTAAATCATCAGGATGATCTACTTCGCCTAGAACGCTATAACCATTTTGAATTTGATCGTTCAGTGTTTTAACTGCACGTTCGATTTCGTCAACTGGGTATACACGTTGGTTAGCATTGCGGATGCCACCTTGGATGGCAATGCCTTTTAAGTAAAGGCTTTTTCCATCCTTATCGTCAGACTCGAGAATTACTCCAGCCTGATCGAAACTTAGGTGTTCGCGTAGATAACTTATTTGATGCATCCTGTTTCTCTAATTAAGCGTTGCGGTTAGGAGCGCCGTTTAATGGGCTCTTAGCTTGGCCAACGCTTGTTTGACCTGCTTTGTCACCTGTTCCAGAACCAACTGGACCAGCTGTTTTGTTGTTGCCTGGGTAGCCAGAACCTTGTTTGTTTAGGGTCTTAACGCCGGACTTAACGCCATCAACGTTGTGCATACCTTTAGCAAACTTCTCACCAGCAACTTGTGCAATACCTTTGTTTAGGCTATCAGGACGATCGCCTGTATTTTTGCCTTTACCAACACTAGAATCACCTAGGATGTTAGCAGCGGTAGCACCTGTTGTAGGCTTACCTTTACCAGAACTTACTGGGCTTTTTGTGTTAGATACAGAAGTTTGACCTGCTTTATCACCAGAACCGGAACCTACTGGGCCAGCTGTTTTTTGGCTGTTCTTTTCCCAATCGTTTCCAACTTTCTCAGTGTACTCACGTGTCATACGACGACCTTCAAATGCTGGTTTACCCATCATCATATCGTCTTCTCCACCTTCTTCTCCACCTTCTTCGTCACCGAAGTCATCACCAGTTTCCATACCTTGTGCTTTTTCTAATTCAGCAAAGGCAGCTTCTAGTTCTTCGATAGCGCTCTTGATGTCGTAAATTGCTTGGTCTTCGCCACCTTCGTGGTCCATTTCACCGTGGTCTGCGCCAACTTCAGCACCGAAATCATCAGTAGCATCGCCACCGATCTCACCATCTTCTTCACCGTCCATCATGTAAGAATCTTCTAATTCTTCATCGGACTCATCCATGTCTTCATCAGCACCTTCGTCCATGTCTTCATCAGCAGACTCATCCATGTCTTCGTCGGCAGACTCATCCATATCTTCATCAGCACCTTCGTCCATATCTTCGTCGGCGGCTTCATCCATTTCCTCATCTTCTTCTTCAGCGATAAGGTTCTCGTAAATATCTCTAGACTTTTCTACAACGATTTCATGGAAAAGTTCATTTGCTTTTTCATGTTCTTCATTGATTAAAAGGTCTAACAATTGTTCAAATTTTGTTGACATAATAATAAATTCTCCTATTGGGGTAGCGGCAAGGCTGTGCGTGTATTTACAACACACATAATTTTCATGCACGAAATAGGCCAAAAACGGTTCGTTTCGGCCGAATTGACGCAGAATTTCTTCTGGATTTTGACAAATTTTACTATTTTATGCCGTCGCAGCCGCTTCTGGCGGAGGTGCCGCGTACATTTTTCTAACTAAACCAAGTTCTTCACGCTTCTCTTTATCGTGAGCTTCCGCTGCCTTGCGTATTTCGTTTATCATTTTTAATGTCAAACGAGTCTTACGTAGGTCTTTGCTCTTAAGAATACTGGTATCATTACTACTAATATACCTATTATCCTCTTGAGGACTTGCGTGATTACGATCAAAATAAATGAATTCTCTTAGTATCATAATAGTATTTATGCGGCAGGGGGCGGTGCTGCCTCGCCGCTCGCAGGTGCTGCTCCACCTTCTGGTGGGGATCCGTCATCTGGTAAGGGTTCTGAACTGCCTAAAGAAGCTGTATCTGCTGACATTCCATTAGCAGTAATACCTGCCGAACGTAACTCACTGCTTGCGCTTAGATATTGATCTTCATCAACGTTTTCTTCACGCCACATACGTTCGTTTTCTGCAACTTCTTCTGTAGTCATGCCTAAGAAACGCTTCATAGCAAAACGCTTAGATACAAACGGAACAGCAACCATGCTATTAAATGTATTCACACGGGCTGTATCCATCTCTGCCTGGCGATAAGCGGCAAAGTTTTGTGGAGGATTGAACTTAATTTCAAAAACATTGTTGTCTACATTGATACCTTGAGTATGCAAATATAGTTTAAATTCTGTATCAAAAGGTTCGTTTAATAAACTTTGTAGACGCTCGCAGTACTTGTTGAATCGCAATTCTTGAATGTACGCGGTACCAACTCGACCATCATTGAAGTTAGATCCTCCGTCGTCAGAGCCGGTAGGTAGATAAGAGCTAGGTATGCGTAAAGCCCTAAACAGCTTATTAGTAAAATATCTAAGATCATCAATTTCTCCTAAGTTTTGACCGCCTTGTAGGATTTCAACTTTAGATCCACGACCTTCTGCTGTTTGCGGGAAGAAATAATCTTCGTTAATACTTAATGGGTTATAACTTGCATCAACTACACTAGATCCACCACCTGTTACACTAGGAATACGGCGTTGATTTACTTCGTTTTTAACACGTTCAACAAAGCTCATTGCCAAGTGACTTGGCATATTACCAACGTCAATATAGAATACACGACGCTCAGGAGCACGTTGTATACGGTAAATTAGAATACTATCTTCTAGTAATTCTTTTTGTTTGAATACTTTAAAAATACTTTCCATCAGGCTGTTACCAAATGGGAAGTTATTGTCTAAACCTTCGCTCATGCTAATATGAATAACATGTTTTGCGTCGATTGCATATTGATTTTGGTTTTCACTAAAACGGCTAGAGTTAGCAGTTGTCGGAAATGAACCGGTCATACCTCTACTACCGCCTGCGCCGCTTTGTCCAGAACCGTAGCTACCACCAAATTGACTACCACCGCCATTAACGTTAGACGGTTGAATAGCAGTTGTTGAAAGTGCTTCTAAGTTAGGATTAAAGTCACGGATAAAGTATTGTTCAGGCTTTTTGCCTTCGCTTTCATTTACAATAATTTTATCTAATTTTGCAGGATCTATATACATCCATGCCTGTGTTTCTGGGTCACGAACAAAGAAACTATCGCCGTATTTGAACGCATTGCGAACAAGTTTGAACATACGAATATTAAATTTATTAAGTCTGGTCCATTGTTGTAGGTACTTTTTAATAATTTTAATTTCAGTTTGAGTTGCTTGATCTTTAAATTTAATTTGAAAGGGAGTACCGTTTTCTTCGTTAGCCTGTGTACAAAACTCTGCTAAAATGTCAAAGGCAGCATTAACTTCGCTGTCTGTGTCCATAGTATCGTATTGACCGTAACGCTCTAAACGGTTAGGATGGCCTGCATATACATCAGGCAAATAACTAGAATAATTAGTACGGCTTAGATTGTTTCCTCCACCTGCACTGCCGCTAATCGGGCTTAATTTTCCGCTTGTATCAATCGGGGTGAAATATTTTTTCCAAGACAATTTAGTTTCCTTTATGCGAATACATTACCATTCAAAGCCTTTGTAGCATCTACGGTTTTCTTGGTATGCTCAGCAACTTCTTTCATTATTTTTGTTAATTCTTTAACATTGTTATTTAATGTTGTTAACTCTAAATTACTTTTTTCTTGTCCACCAGTTTGTCCAACCATTAATTTTGCTGTAGCGGCTCCAACATCTTTGATTGCAGATCCGATACCTTCGAGTACTCCGGGTCCTTTCATAATGTCTTTTAATCTTTCCGCTTTAGCAACGTCAACGGTACTTACTGCTCTACCAAATGCAACAATTCCTCGACCGTATGCTTCAAGTGCAGGTCCAATTTGTACCAATTGTGGTATTACCGGACTCAATTGTGTTATAGAATCTTTAATTAATGATACAGGGCCACCACCAGAGAAGAAGTTTCCTATTTTTGCACCAATGGTTCCTACGCTGGAAGCAATCATAGAGGCAGAAAATATTGCCATAGCAGGTCCTAATAACATCAATCCGCCTGCTATTTTTGCCAATGCTAGTCCATCTATTTCAGTTATTGTTTTTAATCCTTTAGCAAATACAGGTAGCCCTACACCAATAACTGCTATAGCGGCAGCAATACCCACACCTAAAATTGCAATAACACCTGCTACAGCACCAGCACCTATTAACATAGGAACAGCAATAGGTGCTAAACTAGCAAGTCCTCTACCTAATGATTTAACAAATGTCACAAATCCTTTACCAAAACCAGCGGCTCCGCCACCGCTACCTACTGCGGCACTAGCCGACCCAGCAGCGCCGCCGCCACCTGTTACTTTTTCAGCAATTAGTCCGCCAACGCCTCTTGCGCCGCCGCTTGCAAATGCACCTCTAATAGCCATAGCAGCTTGCCAAGCCATCATTGCAGTTCTTACACCAACAACTATGGCAACTAATCCCATCAATGCAGGTCCAAGGAATTTTAGTGCAGGTGTTAAGAATCCTGCAATAGGTGCAACTATGCTCATAAGAACTTGTCCAAACTCTTTAAGTTGGTTCTGAGCCTTTGTCATATCGGCAGCTTGAGATTCTGTTTGTTTCTTTTGTTGAGCCGAGATGTCTTTAAATGCTTTTGCAGTACCCTCGGCAGTATCTTTCCCACCTTTTTCTAATTGGTTTGCATATAGTCCTGCGCTGTTAACCAGTTTATTTCCAGTCAACGACATATAATCGCCTGCAACACCTAAGTTCTTTACGTTATTAGATATGCCTTCGTTAAACTTACCAAATCCTTTTTCAACATCGCCTAGTGTAGATGTGTTGCTCTTAGCAGCATCTGTCATGTCTCTGATACCATTGTATGCATCGGGCATAGTACCAGCAAGTTCTTTTGCTTCTTTAGTTACTGGAGGTAACCCTGCCATCTCTGACATTACTAAATCAGTTGCGCCTGCAATACCACTGGCAGCGGCTGCGTTATAAGCAGTCTGTGCTTTTGCACGTTGTTCTTCAGACATTTTAGAAAGAGCACGTTGCCAAGCAGCCTGTTGAGCCGCTTTCTTCTGTTCTTCTTCCATTTGTTTTCTGCTTGCTCCAGTAAACTGAGTTAGTTTATCTAGCTCTGTCATGTAATCTGCAGAAGCCTGTGTAATGGCCTGTGTATTTTTAAGTTCTTGTGCAGAACGTCCGCCGGTAGCATTGATAAATCCAAGCATGCCATTGTTTACTTCTTCAGTAGAATATCCAAGTGCTAATAAGTTTTCTCCAGCCTTACTACTTAATAAAGAATTACTTAATTGTACAAATGCTTGTGTGCCTTCGTTTACATTGCTGCCCATCTTTGATAATGTCTGTGCATTATTTGTAATGACTTTAGAAAATTGATCTAAAGTCATGTAAGTTTTTGTAGAAGCAATTCTTAAATCAGATAAACTACCTGCAAAGTTAGCACCTACAGAAGTTATTTGACGATACGCATCTAAATTCTTTTCTTGAAATCCAGCAATGGCGCCAAAAAGTTTTGCCACCGCGCCAAGAGGCCCAGGAAGTTCTTCAAATGCTGCCAGTGTTCCAGAGATGGACGGCTGTCCAGACATTAATTGTGCATACAAACTACCCAATGCACTTGCTGATGCATTGGCCATTTTACTAAGTCCGTTGGTAGCGGTATCAGTTGTAGTGGTAAAATTGTCTAGAGATTTAGTTGCACCTGTTGCAGTTTTACCAATTGTACCTAATTTGTTATTTGCTTCATCAACTATCTTAGGATCTATGCCCGCGGCTTTGGCAGTCCCTGCAACTTTTTGTGCAGCCACGGTCCCGTTTAATTTTTCTATAGCGGCCAGCAGTTTCTGTAACGTAGATTCGGTGGCTGCGTTATCTAAAAATACTTGATCGTTACCTATTGTTCCAGTTACTGACATTGTTTTTCCGTAGTTTTGTGCGTATATAAATACTTGTTAGAAATCCCTTAACTTATTTATTCGGAGACAAAACCTATGAATTCTACTACCAATCCGCTAACCATGTTTATGCGTCAACCAAAGATTTATATCAAATTGCCCAGCGGCGGTGAATATTGGCCTACGGGAAGTATAGAAATTCCAGAGAACGGGGAGTTTCCTGTATATTCTATGACCGCCAAAGATGAACTTATGCTCAAGGTCCCCGATGCGCTAATGAACGGACAAGCTGTAGTAGACGTTATTCAACATTGTATTCCTAATATTAAAAACGCTTGGTTGGCTCCGTCAATTGATGTTGACATTATTTTAATTGCTATTCGTTTAGCAACTTACGGTGAAATGATGACTACTCCTATTACATTCAGTGATACCTTAGAGTTAGATTATCAAGTCGACTTGCGAGTAGTAATGGATAATTTAATGAATCAAATCAGTTGGAATCCTGTTGTATCTATCAGTGATGAACTAACCGTATTTGTTAAACCTCTAAACTATAAACAAATTAGTGCGGCTGCGCTACAATCTTTTGAAACTCAAAAGATCATGCAGGTAGTCAATGATGAAAAAATTGAAGATGATAAGAAAATCAAATTGTTTCAGGAAAGTTTCAAAAAGTTAAGTAGTGCAACATTAGGAACTATCTCTGATAGTATCGATAGAATCGAAAGTATAAATGGTAGCACTAACGATATCAATCACATTAAAGAATTTGTTGAGAACATTGACAAAGAAATCTTCAATAGAATTCAAACTCACTTAGAAGCACTAAGGGATAACAATACAATCAAGCCAATGTCTGTAGCTGTTACCGATGAAATGAGAGAAAATGGAGTAACGGGTGATGTTGTACAAGTTCCTATCACGTTCGATGCTTCAACTTTTTTCGTCTAAGGCTTTTAACCCTTGACCTTGAGGGCATCAACAGGCTCGTTAGGGATTATGAACAAGAGTCAAAAGCCTTAAAAGACGAAGTATTTAGAATCTGTTGGTACATGAGAGGAATGCCTCCATCGGAGGCATTCATGTTATCATTTGAAGATAGAGAAGTAATTGGTAAGATTATTGAAAAGAATCTTGAAATTGCTAAAGAAACTGGACAGCCGTTCTTTTAAATATCTATCCCTAAAAACTTACTGCGGAATTGAATAACTTTACTTTCATTTGTTCCGCTGGCCATTCTTGCATGGTCAGCATCTAATTCAGCTTGTGTCGGAGCTGGCGGTTGAACAGGAGCTGCTGGTTGTTTAGACTTTTTAGCAATAGTTGCATCAACATTTTTCTTAACACTTTGTAAATCACGTGTTCTTAAAGTAGGAATAATCTTATTGATCTGTCCTACTCCTATTTTTGCCTGTTGATCCTGTGCGGCTGCTTGTTGAGGAGTTGTACCAGCTGTAGGTGCTTGAGTAGCTGGCTGTGCATTAAGATCTTGAGTAGTTCCTTGCTGTGCTCTTTGAAGTAAGTTATTAGATGCAACTTCTCCACCAGCTGGTTGTTGTGGGCTAGCAGGAGCAGTAGAAGTATTTGGTTGTTGTGTAGGAGCAGATGTAGCTGGCGTACCATCTGGTTTTAATGCTTGTTGAGCTGCATCGTATCCCTGTTTTGCACCAGCCCACATATTTTTAGCACCTTGAACTACACCTCCGGCTACTGCACCAGCAGCCTTACCTAAACCTGTTCCTAACCCTTTAAGATTAAGTTCATCAAGTTGTTGTTCTAATATTAATTCATTGATACGCATAACAGGAAATTCCTAAATTTATTATTGTTTATTTATAAACGAACTGCGTTCGTTTGCTTCTTCGCTCGCACTCGAAGCAATTGATTTCATACTGATACTACGAAGTAGTTTAAATATTATTCAGATCGTTCAGTCACACTTTGCCCAGGAAGGGCAAAGAAACATTATTCGAGTCGAACATATGTCACTTAGCGTTACTGCATTACAGAGGCGGTTGGCCTGTACCTCGAGCAGCGTCTTATTCCAGCGGCGGTTTGCATACATACGCTAACATATATACAAACGTAGGGCGTCTCTAACCCTTCATTTTGCCTATTTATCTATTTTCAAACAACCAAATCGCAGGTCTTATTAGCGATCTTCATCC